GCCTCCGTAAAGAGGAGGCTTTTCTTTAAAAAAATCACAGTAAAATGAACAAAGTTTTTATTGGAGAAGTAACTCCAGAACAAGTAGAAATGTTTAAACAACAACATAAAGTTGTACACAAGTTAAAGTCAGACAGCGGAGTTTATGCGATTGTTCGTAGACCAACAATGAAAGAAATTGAATACGGCCAGACGATGTTGGCACAGAATAAATTTATTTCTTATAACAAACATCTTTTTGATACTTGTTTATTAGCACTTAATGAAGATATCCGAGAAGATGAATACAAAGTCAATGCTTTTGCTTCTCAGATGATGATGGTTGTTGAGATTGAGCGTGTTGCGGTGGAAAAGCTTTAGGAGAAGCACTATTTGAGCGCCGTATGACTTCTCCTACTTCTTCTTCTGGAAAAGGAAAACAACTAACCCAGGAAGAATATTACAAGGCGTTAGATCAATGGATCAGTAGTATTCGGAAGATACATGGAGCTATTCGATATTATTTGAAGCTAGAACCTTATGATATGGAATTATGGGAATGGGCGCATCGATTTAGAGAGTTGGAATGGATAAGAAAAGAAGAATCAAAAGGAGGACATGGCTAATTTATCAGAATATATAGAAGGAGTAAGAGCGAATACATTTAGTGGAATGCAACGATTAGGAGACGGAACCTTAGGCGCAGCAAATAGAATGCAAGGAACGGAAAATGATCTTGCAGCATCGTATTCAAATTCACGTAGAGTTGAGCCCCAACAATTAACCGTCATGAATCAACAGAGTTTCATTAACCAAACAGATGTTAAGATGCTTAGTTTATACAATGTTGAAGTGAACGTTTTTCAACAACAGATAAATAATCTAGAGAAAATGGCTTCAAAAAGTAAGTTAGGTACTTGGTTAAAAAACACATTCGATGCATCATCTATTGGAAAGATGTTTAATAACCCAATGCTATTGCTGCAAAAAGTACTCAGTACGGGCATGAAAAATGATTCCAATACAGTCAGTTTTGAAGTTTTACTTCATTCAGAGCAGGCAGCTAAAAAATTGATGCAAGATCTCAGTGGAATCAAAATGGATCAAGGAGCATTATCTGGTGCAGCTGAAGGAATGTTGAGACAAGGAGTAGATCAAAAAGATGTTACTCCATTGTTGAGTTCCATGGGAGATATTTCAGGGGGGGATGGCGAATCTTTAGGACGTTTAGCAGCAGCTTTTACCCAAGTGAATAATGAGGGGAAATTGTTAGATGGCACCTTAAATCAATTAATTAATGCTGGTTTCAATCCCTTGTTGCAAATGTCTGCATCAACAGGCAAAACCATGGATGAATTGAAAGCAGAGATGGATCAAGGATTGATATCTACTGATATGTTGAAGCAATCGTTTTTTGATGCAACTGGAGAAGGAGGACAATTCCACAATATGCTTGAAAAGCAAGCCGATACTTTAGGAGGAAAATGGGAGGACTTTATGCGTAAAGTAAACGGAGGCTTACTTCAACTCTATAGTGTTATTGGTCCTGTTGTAGAAAAATTGGTGGAATTTGGAGGAGCTGCATTTGATGCTGTTGCTAACGGTTTGGAATGGCTGGTAACAAAATTAGAAGAAGGAAATCCAATTATACTTGGTTTAGCAGGAATAATAGGAGCTCTAACTATAGCACTTACTATAATGAAAGCAAGTATGATTGCTACTGCTATATATCAGGGAATCCTCACTACGGTTACCAATTTATCTAGTTTGGCTTGGTGGCAATTAAATGCTGCAATGTTAGCCAATCCCATTACCTGGATTGTAGCAGGTGTTATAGCCTTAATAGCCTTAATTGGGTATTTGATTTATAAAATTGATGGTTGGGGCGAGGCTTGGGATCATACTACAAAAACCGCAAAATTTTTATGGAGTGGAATGCTCAATGCTTTAAAATTAGGCTGGTTAGAATTTTCAGGAATGATTATGACTGGAATTGATTTGTTGTCAAAGGGGTGGTATAAGTTCCAGGCTTTAATGGGGGATGAATCTGCTCAAGCAGAAATCGACATTATAGAAAAGCGCATCGCGGATAGAGCAAAAGAAATCTCGGAAAAGAGAGGTGAAATGATTAGTGATTTTGTAGCAGCCTCTGAGTCTGCCAAAAACGCCTACGGTTCTTTTAGCTGGAATAAGAAATCTTTAGCAGATTTCGGAAGTGGACTCAAAGCGGAGCTAGGATATACCTCTCAAAATGAAAAGCCAGGTATTGATGATGTTAAAGAAACATTCGGAACACAGAAAATAGACACTTCGATTAACACCAGTCAAGGAACTCAAAACAATGCTAATGCAGCCACTACAGCCGTAAATGGAGGAGTAAAACACAACAATATTACCATAAATCTAAATGATTTAATTGGAGTTGTCAATATTAACAAAGCAGGATTTCAAGAATCAGTAGAAGATATGGAAGGAGAGGTAACGGATGCCTTACTTCGTTTATTGGGATCTGCTTTAAATACAGGAAATTAAGATGAATGATATCGTTATGAGTTCCTTACTAGGATCAAAAATTATTAAACAAATCCCTTATTTTCAGAAAGTTGAATTATTTACAGGGCAATCCATACTACCTCTTAATTCACCTTTAGTGCAACAAAATGATACGAAGGAAGAGACTACACTAGCAGAACCGTTAAATGAAAATAAAAAAACGATAGAAAGTCAGCAGTTTTTCCCTTTGACTTTGTCAGTAGATGGAAGTGAGGAATTTACATTGCCTTATGAGCCTGTAATTAGTATTGAAGGAAAAAATAATATCATAAAACGCTCAGTGCTCAAATACAATGAACAATTCTCAGGTAGTACTTTCGGTACCGTAAAAGAGCGTTGGAGTATGGATGATTACAAAATAACTATCACGGGTGCTTTATTTGGAACAAGTGAAATAGGGGCTTATGAAAGTACATATCCACGAGAGGATTTTGAGCGTTTAAAAAACTTTCTACTGCAAGGAAAAGAGATCAAAGTTAAATCGATTCCCTTTGAGTTGTTGGGGATTAGTTATATCGCTATTGAAGATTTTAGTTTTCCTTTTACCAAGGGAGAAAACGTTCAAGCGTATGTCATTAAAGCAATCTCAGATGTTCCCATGCAATTATTTATGGAATAATATGTTTAAAATGTGTTATCAGGTCAGTTTTACAACTGAGGAAGACAAAGTATACAATTTGAATCTCGTTCATGCGATAGAAATTGAAAAATCCATAGAAAAACTTGCCGCTACTTGTAGTATAACGTTACCTCTTTTTCGTTTTAATTCCCCTTTGCTGGTCAATGTGGATATTAAACGAGGAACAGAAGTAGTGGTATGTTTAGGTTATGACGATAATCCCCAAGAAGAGTTTAGAGGTTATGTCACGAAAGTAGTATACAATAATAGCTCCATTGTAATTGAATGTGAAGATGCGTTATTCTTGTTTCGCAAGAGTTTAGCTAACAAACAGTTTAAGAATATTACGTTGAAGGATTTATTGACTCAGGTGTGTAACCAAATTGATCCTTCGTATAGCATTGATTGTGATTATGATCTGACGTATGAATCGTACACGTTAAACAATAAGACGGGTTATGATATTCTCAAGGAGATCCAAGATAATTTGGGGGCTAATGTTTGGTTTGATACCCAGAATAAAATCTTAAACATCCATTTAAGTTACCGTGATAAACAAGGACAGGTAAAGTATTCGGCTCATCACAATATAGAAACGTCTACGCTAGAATACGTACTAGGAGCAGAGCAAAAAGTTGAAGTAACAATAGATGCAACCGATCGAAAGGGAGAAGCAAAACAAGTAAAGGTAGGTGATAGTGGTGGAGAGCAGTTTTCGTTGAAAATTGGAAATGTAAAGGATAAGGATATTGAGAAATTAGCTCAGGATATATGGGAAAAGAAGACGGCAGATCGGCTAAAAGGATCGTTTACCACTTGGTTAATTCCTCCAGTATCACCTGGATATTCAGTTGAGATTATTGATCAAGAATACCCAGAGCGAGCGGGACGCTATTATGTTGCAAGTGTAAAGACAAATTTTAGCGAATCAGGTGGAGTGAGAACTGTTGAACCAGGAATAAAATTAGGATAGATGAGTGCAAAAAATGTGAGACAATTTATTCAACAAATTGTTGGAGATATGTGGAATCTGCCCTTGACAGCTAAAGTAATGCAAGTAGATGGAGAAACTTGTTCTATAAAGCTTCCGAGTGGATTGGAATTGGATGGAGTTCGACTGAAAGCAACACAGACAGAAAAGGAGCAAAAAATAATGCTAACGCCTCGTATAGGGAGTGATGTGCTTGTTTTTTCTCAGAGTGGTGATTTGAATAATCTTTTTGTCATTCAAATCAATGAAGTAGAAAAGATTGAAATTCTCAACGATGACTTACAACTTGTTTTAGATGATCAGTTGCACATCGAAGTTAGTGGGGTGAATTTAGGGCAAACATTGGCACAATTATGTGAAACCTTAAAGACACTTACGGTAAGTACAGGGGTTGGTCCTTCGGGCACCCCTTTACCCCCCACACAACAAAAGGTAGCGCAGTTAGAGCAAAATTTTAAAACCATTTTTAAGTAATTGATTCAAAAAACAAGGAGATATGGCTTTAGATAAGAGTAAACTAGAAACGGAAATCAAGGTATTGCTTGAAGATATGATGAAAAGAGAGCAAAACTCTTTTAATGAATTTGCAACGCGTTTAGCCACTGCGATTGATAGTTATGTAAAACAAGGAGAAATCGAGTATTTAGGTGGGTTGGCGAATTCAGGTGGCGCAGTAACAGGAACAATTCAAGGAACTATAAAATGAGTAAAAAAATTGGAATACAGATTCAGGGAGATAAAGAGCATCCTGCTTTCATGGATATACAGGTTGAGGTACAACGCGATGCTCAAGGGTTAATTGTGCAAGGCATGGTGGTTGATGATATTGTAGAACAAAACAAATCATTGATTCTCATTACACATCCAGGGGAATGGAAGGCGAATCCAACCTTGGGCGTTGGCTTGAGCAATATGCTCTTGGATCACGATTACCTCGCTTGGAGACATCGCATTCGCGAACAATTTGCCCAAGATGAATTGGTTGTTTATCGTTTGGACTTATTCCCTAATAAACCCTTTGTCATTGATGCAAACTATAAAAATTAAAAATGAACAATGCTTTTTAGATCTTGTATTAGAGAGTACAGGAACGATTAATAATACTTTGATCATGGCCTTGGCTAATGAGGTGTCGATTACAGATGATCTCCCCATTGGAAAGGAGTATAAGTCAGCAGGATCCATACAAAATAATGTGATAAAAACGTATCGGATGTATCCTCCCGCAACAGGTTATCGTGCAGTAGAAGAAATCGTAAAAGAAGGTATTAGCTATTGGGCGATTAATAAAGATTTTATTGTTGGAGTATGAGAAATAGAGAAGAAATAAAAACAGTGATGACGGATTCATTCCGAGAGAATGAAGTTATCATCGAAAAATATGGATTAGATGCAAATAAATCTTTTGCGCAGCAATTCAGTAAAGTATCGTTGGAAAATCTGTGGTTTGACATTATTGCTTTTAGTATTTGGTTAT